GGCAGCGCCAGCGCGGTGTCGAGCGCGGCGCGGGCGATGACCAGGCTGCCGGCGCAGATCAGCGCCGCGAGCAGCAGGTCGGAGACGTGCAGGCGGGTCTTGCCCATGTGGTCCTCCATCGGTGATCCCGCGATCGGCCCGGGGGGGGGGGTGTCAGCGGCGGGTGATGGGTGAGTTATGCACGAATGCACAAATCTGGTCAATGCAATTTTGCATATTGTGGTGCAAGATTGCGCGCACGGCGGCATTCCGTAGAATCACAGCTGTCCGGTAGCAGGTGTCGCGCTCAGCGAAGGGGGAAGGAAATGCTATCTTGCAGCACACATGGAAAAGCCCGCGCGAGGCGGGCTTCACTCTCATGTTGAGGCAGGCTTCATCCAGGCTCGGGTGCAACGCGCTCCTTCTGGAATGCGATCAGGAGGCGTAGAACTTCACGACCTTCTCGATTTCATCTGCATACTTATAGATATCGCTGGGGCCATCCACGCGAACCTTGGTCTCGTTCTTCTCAGCGTCGAAAATGCCGATGTTCTTCGTCGTTGCCGAGTTGAAATAGAGGCGACAAATTGGCTTTCGATTGTTGTCATCCATCAGAATGGCGCAGTAGCTCTTGGCGTCACGCATGACGACGCGGTCGATCGGCGCAAGTCGCGCGGCAATCGCCCGGACGATCATAAACCCCTCACGCTCTTCATCGGTCGTTTCGATATCAGCATCGGGTGCCGTTTCTGCTTGGACTTGCGCGGCCTGAGGAGGGGGATCTCCACGCAAGGTGATGCTCAGCTTATCTTGGATGCGGTCTCTGATGATTTCGTCCAAGGCAGCTTGAATGGCCGGTGTGATCTGCTCGAGAACGGCCTTGGTGATGGAACCCTCATGGATTTGCCTGCCGATAAAACGGGCAAAATCCTCATCCGGAGTGTCGAGCTGTTGCTTCAAGAAGGTCGCGGCTTTTCGTGTGTACTTCAGATTTGAGGCCGCTTCGATGATCGACTCGATTGCGAAACTGCTTTTCTGGAAGCGTGCGAGTTCCTGAACCTGCCCTTTGTCGTGGTTTTGGAAATCGAACGTGAAGAAGGGTTTCTTGTCCATCTTGTTCGGTTCGTCAGTGTCAGAAAAGAACCATGCTTCTTTCCCGTTCGTGAGGACGGCAAGGCGCGCTTCCGTGACATGGAAGTAGCGGAAGAGCTGGCTGAACTGCACATCCCCAAGCTTGACCCCGATGGACTTGGCCTCCACGAGCATGGCGATTTTGCCGTCAATCTTGACAGCGAAATCTACCTTCTCACCCTTCTTGAGGCCAACGTCCGCAACGAACTCCGGGACAACTTCCTCAAGGTTGAAGACGTCAAAACCGAGAGACTGAATGAAAGGCAAAATAACTGCGGTTTTTGTCGCTTCTTCGGTCAGCGCTTGGCGCTCAGCCATCTTGGAGCGCGTCGACAAGGTCTCAATAAGTTCTTCAAATTCAGCCACTTTCCACCTCGCGTAGTCTATGCTTTTTTCCCGACCCAAATCACCTTACCAACGACAACCACATCTGAAACATGCCACTCGACAGCCGGATACTCCTCTCGGTTGTCAGAGATGATCATGATCTTGCCCGGGCCGGTGCCTCTGCTGATGCGCTTCACCAGGAGTGCGTTATCAAAGTTCAGCACGAAGAGCCCATCATAGCCGAGGCTGCGCTTGCTCGTATCGATCATGACGACGTCGTCGTCCCGAAGTGTCGGCTCCATGCTATTGCCCTTCACGCCGATAACGGCGAGGTCGGCGGGGCGAGCCTTTGTAATGCGCGACAAGTATCCCTGTGGAAAGGCTAGACGGTCCACAACCGTCTCTTCATCAACGATGATGCCGGGGCCCGCACTCGCAGATACGTTGTAAACGTTCACTAGGTCGACACGGTGTCTTGCGCCGATTTCCTGGCTGGGTTGGTCGAGGTCGTTGCTTTCCCCTCTCGGGGCGAATGGCGCAAAGGGGATCCCGGTGGTGTCTTGGATCTTTTGAAGCGTCGAGATCGAGATCTCGCTGCTATGCTCCGGGTTGTTGAGGGGCCTTGTCAGAGTTGTCGAGCTCAGTTTCGCGCGTAGCGCCAAGGCGCTAGCTGAAAGTGAGGTTTCGGACAGCACGTGCCGAACATATCTATTTTGCCACGGATCAGACATGGGGCAACCCTAGCGTAGGCATGTTTGCACAGTCACCATGCAAGATTGCATTGACTTAGTTCATGCAAGATTGCATCACGGTGCACATGATGACCGTCAGCACCATATCTTCTCACCCAGACAACATTCCCGAGATGGAGGCAGCCCTCAGCGAACGGGGCATTTCTGTTGCGGAAATGTGCCGACGCGCATCGGTTGCCGAGACGACATGGGGCCGATGGAAGCGAAAAGAGGTCAGCCCGACCTTCAAGACATGGGATGCCGTTGGCAAAGCTTTTAGGGCACTTATCGATGTGCCGGGGCGCGGTCCCGCATGATCCCCGTCGCCGCTCCCTCTGCAAATTCCTCTTTTCCATGCTCCGACCCTCGCACGGGCGGTGGCGCACGTCACGGAATCCCGGTTTCTGCGGCGGTCACGGCCCGCGGCGCTTGCCGCCGGGCGCATCAGCCTTCTGCGGAGGTGGCCCATGTCTGACCGGGTGATGATCAACCAGTTCATGCACGCGCTGGTGTCGCGCGCGGGCGGGGTCGAGAATGCGGCGCGTTTTGTCGATGCGCGCCTCGGCATCCCGCTGGACAGCTCGGGGTTCTCGACGCGCAAGGGCACGTTCTCGAAGCGGCTGGCGGGGCATCTGGACTGGCCGCTGGTCGAGATCATGGCGCTCGAAGATGCGGTCGGCGATCCGGTCGTGCGGCGCTGGCTGGCGCGCAGCCTGCCCGAAACTACCGAGGCGATCGACCTGATGCGGTGCGTGTCGGAGACGGCGCGCGAGGTGGGCGAGGCGGTCGGTGCGGTTGCCGATCTCGCCTCGGGGCGGGGCGACCGGGCGCGGGCGCGCAAGGAAGTGCACGAGGCCCGCGGCGCGATCGACCGCCTCGCCGCCGCCGTTGACGGAGAGGAAGCATGAGCGCGTTCGGTCTCTCGGCTGACGTGTGGCCGGGCAGGCGGTGGCCTGCAATGAGCCGCCTCTCGGATTTCCCGCCGGCCTGCGACCCTGTCCACGGGCGCCGCACGGCAGGCCGGCCAACTGGCGCGGCGGGCCGGTCCCGCCGCGCCCCTTTGGGGCTTTGCGTGCAGGAGGGGCGGCCATGACGGCGAAGACGATCCGGGGGCTTTCCGGCGGAGAGCGGTTCCTGATCACCTGTGATGCGTGCTGTGCGGAAATCGCGTTTGATGTGCGCAAGCCGCTCGGAACGATCGCCCGGCGCACCGAGTACACCTCTGGTCGCGCCTTCGAGCGAGCGGCGCGGTCCAAGGGGTGGACCTGTGCCCGGGTGAATGGCCAGGGGCAGGACCTCTGTCCGAGATGCACGCGGCGCCAGCGTGGCGCCGATGAACCCAAACCAAAGCCGATCGAGGAGAAGACGATGGTCCAGAAGACCGAGGCAAAGCAGGCGCTGCGGCAGCCGTCGCAGGAACAGCGCGGCGACATCATCGAGATGCTGGTGCTGACCTATGACCGCAAGGCGAAGCGCTACAAGGGGGCGGATACCGACAAGACGGTTTCCGAGGCCGTGGGCGCCTGGTGCCTGCCGGGCTGGGTGGCCGAGATCCGGGAGGCGAACTTTGGCCCAGCGGGCGGCAACGAGGAGATCGAGGCGATCCGGGCTGAGATCGCCGCGGTGCAGGCGGACTGCGCCGAGCGGGTGGCGGGGCTGGGCAAGCGGCTCGATGCGGTCTGCGCGGCGATCGGGCCGCGGGCGGCGCGGATCTAGGGCGGGGCGCGGGCACTCTGCGCAGGAGGTGACGACATGATCGATCCGGCAAGGCCGCGGCTCGTGCAGATGGACGAGATCGAGGAATATCCGATCGGCCGCGACGAGCGGCTCGACGCGCATTCCTTCGTGAAGTGGTGGCATCACCGCTGGTTGTCCTCGCGCACCTTCCGCCTGGCGTCCTGGGAGACGCAGGGGATGGCGCGGGCGCTGTTCGACATGTCGCAGACGGAAAGCCCGATCGGCACCTTGCCCGATGACGACGACGAGTTGGCGGTGATGCTGCGGGTCGAGCGGCGGCGGATTGGCGAGCTGCGGCGGTCCGAGCTCGGGCCGTTCCGTGGCTGGCGCCGGTGCCGCTGCGGCGACGAGGTGCGGCTGATGCACCCGGTCGTTCTCGAGCAGGTGCGCGATGCCCTCGACCGGCGCGAGGCGCGCGAGATGTCGCGCGAGGCGGCGGCGGTGCGCAAGCGGCGCGAGCGGCTGCGCGACGGGTTGGGCAAGCTCGGGCTGTCGGACGCCATTCTGGGCAGCGACCTGCTGATCGAGCGCATGGACGAGTGGATGCTTGCCAATGTGCGCGGCCGGCGCGACGGGCAGTCCTATGGCGCGGCGCTGCTGCATGCGCGGCGCGAGAGATGGCTCTAGGCGGGGATGTGACTGTCCCGTGAGTGTCACGCGTGACGGTTTGTGACTGTCACGGACAGTCCGGGACAGTCACGCCTGTCGTGTGACAGTTCTGCCTAGAGAAGAAGAGATAAGAAAAGACAAGAAAAGACAGACGCGGCCGTGACGGCCGGGCAACGGCGCCTGTGGATAACTTCGGCAATGCGATGAGAAGGGAACAGGTGGAATGGACAGTGCAGAACAGGCAGCCGGCGAGAAGCGGGTGCGGGAATTGCTGATCGAGCCGCTCGAGCGGCGGGGGCTGGCGCGGCCGAGCAGCCTGACGCGGGCGCAATACGAGGAGATGTGCCGCGACCTCTGCGCGCGGCTCGCCTACATGACGGGGCTGAACCTCGAGGCGCTGGCCGAGCAGGTGGCGGCGAACCCGGCGGGCAAGGACCGCGACCGGCTGCCGATCGCGAACCAGATCCTCAACTGGGCCGGGCAGATCCAGCCGCCGCGGGAAGACGGCTCGCCGCTGATCCGGGCGGTGTTCGCGGCCGATCTCGGGCGGCGGGCGCTGGCCGAGGGCTGGGCGCCCGAACTGCTGCGGCACCTGCGCGAGACGCGGCTGTGGCCGGGCAGCTTTGCCGTCGAGCAGGTGCGCGAGCGGGGGCGCGAGGCTGACCGGCGCATGCGGATGGTGCGCGAGGCGCAGGCCGCGGGGCGCTTCGTGTCGGAAGTCGATCGGCAGTTCCTGGAGCGGCGCGGCGCGGCGGTGGTGCGCTGCGAGGCGATTGCCGAGATGGTGCGGGCCGGGGGTGCGGCATGAGCGCGATGGCGGAGGCGGTGCGGCCTGCGGGCGTGTCGGCGCAGGACTGGGCGCGGCTGAGCGCGGCGCAGCGGCTGGCGGCGGCCGAGCTGCTGGCGGTGCGGCCGGCCGAGATCTCGGTGACGCGCTGGCTGACGATGGGCGAGGCTGGACGGCGGGCGGCGCTGCTGCAGGCGGCGACGGCGCCCGAGGTCTGCGGCCCCGAGATCCCGGTGGCGCCGGCGCGCGGGGCGTGCCGGGTGTTCACCGTGCGCCAGATCCGGCCGGGCACGCGCAACACGATCGAGGATGCGGGCTATCAGGGCCCGGGCGAGGCGCAGCCGCGCCGGGCGGTGCGGGCGGCCGATGTCTTCGACCGGATGGAGGCGCGGGCGCAGGCGGCGCAGAAGCCCGCGCCCTTCACGCCCGGGCAGATCGCCATTGCGCGGCTCTATCGGACGCTGGTCGAGCGGCACGAGGCCGGGGCGATCAAGCTCTCGAGCCTCGAGGGCCGGACGGGCGGTTCGGGCCGGGGCGTCGACGTGACCGACCTGCGGCTTGAGGAGGCGCGCAAGATCGCGCTCTTGCGCCGGCGGATCGGTGACGGGGCGGCGATGGTGGTGCGCCGCGTGCGGCCGAGTGCGCGCGGGGCAGGGGCCTCGATCATCCTCGACCGCCGTCTTGTGGATGCGGTCTGCCTCGAGGATCTGGACCCGAGCGCGGTGCTGGTGGCGCATGGTTGGACGGCAAAGGGGGAGCATCGGGAGCGCCTGCGGAACGCCCTCATGGCGGCTCTGGACCGCATGCAGGGCTATCCCTGAGAAAGGGGATTGACGCTTAAGTCCGTCGGCGGCATATCTCTTCCTATGATCTACACGAGCGCCCGGCGGGACCCACCCGACCGGGCGTTCCTGTTTCGCGAGGTGGAGATGGCCGAGATTGCTCTGGACGTCTCGGGCTTCGTCGCTGCGCTGAAGGTGATGGCCGAGCGGGATCTCCGCATCGCCGCGACCTGGGCCCTGAACGACACGGCAGACGAAGTCAAAGACCACATCCGCGACCGGATGACGGTGGTGTTCGACCGGCCGACGACGTTCACCGAGAACGCCTTCTACGTGAAGAAGGCGCGGGTCGACGATCTGACGGCAGCCGTGATGGAACGCCCGACGCGGGCCTCGCGCGACTATCTGAAGGTCGAGGAAGCGGGCGGGCCGCGCCGGCCGACCGGGTTCGAGGGGCAGATGCAGCGGGCGCTGGCCTATGACGGGCTGATCTCGGCGGTGATCCCGGCGGACGAGGCGCGGCTCGATGCCTATGGCAACTGGTCGACGGGCGAGCGCAATCAGGTGATGTCGGCGCTGAAGATCCAGCGCGACTATGCCGCGAACGCCACCGCGCGCTCGACCCTGCGCGGGCGCAAGCGCAAGCGCTCGACCTACTTCGTGCCGCAGTCGGGGCTTTACCCGGGGATCTACCGCAAGGACGCCTCGGGCAATATCGGCATCGTCGCCATCCTCACGGACAAGGTGCCGAGATACGCGCCGCGGCTCGACTTCCACGAGGAGGCGATGGCGGTCTTCGAGGCGCGGCTGCAAGGCCATCTGTCGAGGACGCTGAGCCAGATGTTCTACAAGAGGCTTCGCTAGGCCGAAGGGCCCGGCCGCCGCCGCCCGGGTCCTTCCCGGGCACCCTCGTCGCACGGGTAATTCGCGCCCTGTTTCATTTTGCCGAGCAATTCCAATCGCCTGTTGGTGTTGGGGTTGTTGTTGTTATTGCTGAGGATCACCGATGAACACCATCACGCTCGACGACGGGAGCGTGCTCGGTCTTGCGCGCTATCCGTTGCCGGATGGGGTGGAGGATGACGGCACGCCGCTCAACCGGGTTCAGCTCGCGCGCGCCTTCGGCGTGTCCGAGAACACGATCACCAAGTGGGTGAGCCTCGGCATGCCGGTGCTCTCGGGCGGGCAGAACGGCGTCTCCTACGAGTTCTCGCTGCGCCAGTGCTATGCCTGGCGGCAGCACCGCGAGGACAGGCTGCAGGCGACGAAGGCGCGGGGCGATCAGCTGGCGGCGCAGGCGGCGCTTGCCTTCCGCAACCTCGACGACGACCAGGCGGAGGAAGAGGCGGCGCTGACGGCCGACGATCTGCGCAAGTGGTCCGAGGCCGAGTATCACCGCAACCGCGTCGCTGAACAGCGCGGCGATCTGGTGCGGGCCGACCGGATGCGCGCGGCGCTCGACGACATCTTCGTCACCTTCGGTTCGGCGATGGAGACGCTGCCCGACTTCGCCGAGATGGAGTTCTCGATCTCGCCCGACCAGGTCGAGAAGCTGAAGAACCGCTGCGACCAGACCCGCGACGAGGTGCGCCAGAAGATCGAGGCGCTGTTCTCGCGGCCGGGCGCGGTGATCGCGCTCGGCACGCGGCAAGGGGAGCTTCCGGTCTGATGGTCGAGATGGTCGATCGCGGCATCGGGGTGCTCTCGCGGATCCCGCCCTTGCCACCCTTCGTGACGCCAGAGGAGATGATCGCCGACGCGCTGCCGCTGCTCGATCCGCCGAGCCGGATCAGCGTGACCGAGGCGGCCGAGCGGGCGCTGCGGGTGCCGGTTGCGGGCAAGTGGGAGGATTACAGCCGCGCGGTCACGCCCTACATGGTCGAGCCGCAGGACATGACGCAGTCGCGCCGGTTCAAGGCGGTGATCTTCACCGGGCCGGCGCAGAGCGGCAAGAGCCAGATGCTGCTGTCGGTGGCCGCCCATGCGGTGACCTGCGCGCCGGGGCCGGTGCAGCTGATCCACATGACGAAGACCGATGCCGACGCCTGGGTTGAGGAGAAGCTCGACCCGGCGGTCGAGAACAGCCCGCGGCTCCTCGAGCGGCTCGGCCGGGCGCGCGACGACAGCACCTTCAGCCGCAAGCGCTTCCGCGGCGTGCGCCTCGGGATCGGCTATCCGGTCGCGAACCAGCTGTCCTCGCGCTCGCAGCGCATGGTGCTGCTGACCGATTACGACCACATGCCGCAACGCCTCGGGCCGAAGGACGCGCCCGAGAACACGCCCTTCGGCATGGCGATGATGCGCATCCGCACATTCATGAGCCGCGGCTGCGTCGTCGTCGAGAGCACGCCGGCCTTCCCGGTCGATGACACGAAGCCCGCGCCGGTCGCGGCACTCGAGCCGCACCGGATGCCCGAGGTGACGGGCGGCATCGTCAAGCTCTACAACCAGGGCACGCGCGGGCGCTGGTACTGGGAATGCCCGGACTGCGCGGAAATCTTCGAGCCGACCTTCGAGCGGCTCGACTATCCCGAGGAGCTCGACCCCGGCGAGGCCGGGACGCGGGCGCAGATGGTCTGCCCGCACTGCGGCTGCACGATCAGCCACCGCCAGAAGGTGGAGCTGAACCGCCGTGCGATGCAGGGGCGCGGTGGCTGGCTGCACGAGGCGCGGAGCTTCGACGCGGATGGCCGGCGCCGCCTCGTGCGCATCGATGACCCCGAGCTGCGCCACACGGCCTATGCGAGCTATGCGCTGAACGGCGTCGCGGCGGCCTTCGTGAACTGGTCCGAGCTCGTGCAGCGCTACGAGAGCGCGCGGCGCGCCTTCGCGATCTCGGGCGACGATATCGACCTGGCCGGCGTGTTCTATACCGACCTCGGCATGCCCTATCGGCGGCCGAGGACGGAAGACGAGACCGCGCTGACGGTGGATGTGCTGCGCGCCCGGGCGCGGCCGCTCGACAAGGGCATCGCGCCGGGATGGGCGCGGTTCGTGGTGACCTGCGTCGACGTGCAGGGCAACCGCTTCGAGGTCTCGGTCGTGGCCTTCGGCGAGGATGGCGAGCGGATCATCATCGACCGCTTCGCGATCCACCAGCCGCCGGACGCGGCGCCGCGGGCGACGGGCGATGACGGCAAGTATCGCGCGGTCGATCCGGGGCGCTATGCCGAGGACGCCGAGGTTCTGGCCGAGCTGCCAGACCGGGTCTATCCGGTCGAGGGGCAGGACTGGGGGCTGAAGCCGGTGGCCGTCGTGATCGACTTCAACGGCCCCGCCGGATGGTCGGACAATGCCGAGAAGTTCTGGCGCAAGCGGGCACGGGCCGGGCAGGGCGGGCGCTTCTATCTGTCGATCGGGCGGCCCGGCTTCCGGCAGGCCGACCGGGTCTGGCACGAGGCGCCAGAGCGGGCCTCGGGCGGGCGCAAGGCGCGCGGCATCCGGCTTTTGAACATGGCGGTCGACCGGCTCAAGGACTCGGTCCTGGCGGCGCTTGAGCGCGACGGCACCCGGATCAACGCCCAGCATGTCGCCGCCTGGATGGAGACCGAGCACCTGGCCGAACTTCTGGCCGAGCAGCGCGGCGAGAAGGGCTGGGAGAAGAAGCCCGGGGTGCAGCGCAACGAGACGCTCGACCATTCGGTGCAGGCGCTCGCGCTCGCCGAGCATCTGGGCCTTGCCCGGGTGAACTGGGAGGCGCCGCCCGGCTGGTGCGTGGCGGGGCTCATGAACACGAATGCGGTGCCGCTCGCGCGGCCGAACGACGCCGGCAGCGCGCGGGCCATCCCCGGGACGGGGGCCCTGCCGCAATCCATCAACTTCCTGCGGAGACGGTAGGACCCATGGCTTTCACACAGGAGGACGCCGACCGGCTGCGGGCGGCGATCGCGAAGGGCGTGTCGCACGCCCGGGTCAATGGCGAGGAACTGACCTTCCGCTCGCTTGCCGACATGAAGGAGACGCTGCGGCTGATCGAGGCCGACCTTTCCGGCACCGGCGCGCCGCCCGGGTTCTCGGTGGGCTATGCCCGCACGACGCGGGGGCTGTGATGAACATCCTCGACCGGACGATCGGCTTCTTCGCGCCGCAACTGGCCCTGCAGCGCGTCGCGGCACGGGTGCAGACGGCGAACCTGATGAACTATGACGCCGCCTCGCGCGGGCGGCGCACCTATGACTGGAAGGCGCCGGCGACGGCGGCGGATGCGGCGGCCTTTGGCTCGCGCGCCCGCCTGCGCCAGCTCAGCCGCGACATGATCCGCAACCGCGCCTATGCGACGCGGGCGCGCGACGTGGTGGTGGCGAATGTGGTGGGCGAGGGGATCGTGCCCTCGATCCGCACCGCGGGCGAGAACGGGAAGGCGACGGTCGAGGACCTGCTGCAGCGCCACCTGCTGAGCACCGAGATCGACGCGCTTGGCGAGTATGACCTCCTCGAGATGCAGCAGATCTGCATGTCGACGGTCTTCGCCGATGGCGAGGTGCTCTTGCGGCGGCGCTGGCGGCGCGGGGCCTATGGCCGGCATCTGCCCTTGCCCTATCAGGTCGAGCTGCTGGAAGTCGACTGCCTCGACACCACGGTCACGTCCTGGGGCGAGAACCCGGTGATCGAGGGGGTGGAATACGGCCCGACCGGCGCGATCGAGGCCTATCACCTCTACAACGAGCACCCCGGGGCGGTGCTGACGCGCCGGCCGCTGCAGTCGAGCCGGGTGCACTGGTCGGACGTGATCCACATCCGCCGCTTCGAGCGCGCGGGCCAGCTGCGCGGGGTGCCGTGGCTCGCGCCGGTGATGATGACCCTTGGCGAGATCGCGGATTACCAGGAGGCGCAGATCCTGAAGCAGAAGATCTCGTCGCTGATGGCGGTGATGCTGAAGTGGACGGGCGGGGCGCTGCGGCCGGCCGACAGCGGCGCGGGGCTCGACCAGCTGGCGCCGGGCGCGATCGTCAGCCTGCCCGACGGCGCCGACGCGGTGCCGGTCAATCCGCCCTCGATCGAGGGCTACGACGAGTTCATGACCTGGGGGCTGCGCACGATCGCGGTCGGGCTCGGCATCACCTTCGAGTCGCTGACCGGCAACCTGCGGCAGGTGAACTTCTCGAGCGCGCGCATGGGGCGCAACGAACTCGACCGGCTGGTGCGGATGTGGCAGCGCGGGCTGATGATCATGCAGTTCGGCGCCGGGATGGAACGGTGGTTCCGCGAAGGGCTCGCCCTTGCCGGTCACGCGGGCCTCGACTTCACCATCGACTGGACGCCGCCGCGGCGGATCATGGTCGACCCGACGAAAGAGATCCCGGCGATGGTCGAGGAGATCGACGCGGGGCTTGCAAGCCGCCAGGGCGCGCAGCGCGAGCTCGGCCGCGACCCCGAGCGCATCCGCGCCGAGCGCAAGCAGGACGCCGAGGCGGACAGGACCGCCGGACTTCCCGCGCCGGCGGCACGCGACAGCAATCTCAAACCGGCGGCAGAGGCCCCGAAGAAGGAGGACGACACCGATGCGGACGGGCAATGACCTGATCGTGGGCGGAGAGCTGATCCTGAGCGGCGACGTGCTGCTCGACGACTGGGTCGGCTGGATGTGGGACGAGGACGTGTTCTTCGCGCCGGGCATGGTGCGCCAGGCGCTCGCCACCCTGGGCGAGGGCCGGGTGACGGTGCGCCTCAATTCTCCGGGCGGCCATGTCGATGCCGGCGAGCAGATCCGCGCGATGCTGGCGGCCCACCCGGGCGGTTGCCGGATCGTGGTCGAGGGGATCGCCGCCTCGGCCGCCTCGCTGATCTTCATGGCGGGGGCGGAGCGGCTGATGTCGGCGGGCTCGCACCTGATGATCCACGACCCCTCGGGCGCGATCTGGGGCAACGAGGCCGAGGCGCGCCGTGCGGCCGACCAGCTCGGCCTGACCGCCAACACCTATGCCGCGGTCTATGCGGCGGCCTCGGGCAAATCCGCGGCCGAGTGCCGCGAGATCATGAAGGCCGAGACCTGGTTCGGCCCCGAGGCCGCGATCGCGAACGGCTTTGCCGACGGGATCGCCGCGGAAGGCACTGCCGCCGTCCCCTCCGTTCCGGCTCAGGCCGCGCCGGCCGCGCTGGCGACGGTCCAGACCGCCTACATGAGCGCGCGCCACAAGCTGCAGGCGCGGCTTGCGGCGGCCCCAAAACCTGAGCGGGCCCCGCGGCCCGGTCGCTCCCCCGCCGTCGAGGACGGCACCCAGCACAAGGAACCCGAGATGAGCACCCAGACCCAGACGACCGCCGCGCCGGCGGCCCCCGCCACGCCGCCGCAGACCCCGCCGGCGCCCGCCACCATGGCCGCGCCGGGCGGGGCGGCCGAGGGCATCGCGCAGGAGCGCGCCCGGGTGAAGGCGATCCGCGAGATGGCGGCCCCGCATGTCACCGCCGGCCGGTTCATGCAGGCCGATCTCGACGCACTGATCGACGCCGGCGTGACGGTGGCCGATGCCGGCTCGCGCATCCTCGCGACGATGGCGGCGAACGAGCCCACCGGCCGCAGCGCCACCCCCGCCGCGCGGATCGGGCGCGACGAGACCGAGACCCGGATGGAAGGGATGATCGGCGCGCTGATGGGGCAGGCGGAGGGGCCGGCCACGATGTTCCGCGGCATGCGTCTGCGGCACATGGCGATGGAGCTGGCCGGGCCCGCCCGCGGCTACAATGACATCGACGCGATCAAGCGCGGCATGGCCTCGACCACGATGATGGGCGGCGCCTATGGCGTCAGCGACTTCGCCTATATCACCACCGAGGTGATGAACCGCAATCTGCTGGCGGCCTATCAGCGCCGCGCGGCCTCGTGGCAGCTGGTGACCGGCACGGCGCAGACCGCGACCGACTTCCGCGAACTGCACGCGGTGCGCTTCGGTGGTGACTTCGCGCTGAAGCGGGTGCGCGAGAACGGCGAATACGAGGAGGCGGTCCTGTCGGACGAGGCCGAGGGGCTGAAGGTCGAGCGGCGCGGCCGCATGATCCGGCTGACCTTCGAGGCGGTGGTGAACGACGACATGGGCGCCTTCAGCCGGATCCCGACCGAGTTCGCGATGGCGGCGCGGACCATGGAGAATTCGATGGTCTGGTCGCTCTTCCGCGCGAACGCGAAGCTGAAGTCCGACGGCAAGGCGCTCTTCCATGCCGATCACGGCAACCTCGCGGCCACCGCGGCGGCGATCTCGATCGCCAGCGTCTCTGCCGGGCGCAAGGCGATGTGGGAACAGCGCCCCTTCGGCTCGACCGACAAGGACGACTTCATGCAGGTCGAGCCGGACCGGCTGATCGTGCCGCCCGCGCTCGAGCTGGTGGCGCTGCAGTTCGCGACCGGCACCACGCCGAACGAGGACGGCAAGGTGAACCCGTTCAAGTCGACGCTGACCCCGGGCGTGGTGCCGAACCTCGGCGCGGCTGCGGGCGGCTCGGACACCGCCTGGTATCTTGTCTCGGGCGATCTGCCGCCGATCGCCCATGCCTATCTCGACGGCTATGCCGCGCCGACGGTGCAGACGATCGAGGGGATGAACCCCGATGCCGTGGTGATGAACGCGCGCCACATCTTCGGTGCCGCCGCGGTCGAGCATCGCGGCGCCTGGAAGAATGCCGGCGCCTGAGCCGGACGGATGATGACCTGACGAAAGGGCGGCTTCGGCCGCCCTTCGTCGTTCCTGCCCCCTGATCAGAGAGGATCCGAGATGAAGAACTGGAACAGCCCGGGTGAGCACATCACCCTTCCCGCGCCCGCCGACGTGTCGTCCGGCGCGTTTGTCACGGTCGGCGCGATCCGCGGTGTCGCCCAAGGGGCCGCCGCCGCGGGCGAGGAGGTCGTGCTCGTGCGGCGCGGCGTCTTCGACCTGCCGAAGGTGGCGGCCGAGGCCTGGACCACCGGTGCCAAGGTCTACTGGGATGCGACGGCCAAGCTGATGACCACCATCGACACCGACAACGCGCTGGTCGGCGCGGCCACCGCGCTCGCGGCGGGCGGGTCGGCCACTGGCCGCGTGCTGCTCGATGGCGTGATCCGCTGATGTCGTCGATCTTCGACGGGGTGGCGCATACGCTCAATGCGCTCTTCGGCGACCGGGTGCGCTACACCGCGGCGGGTCGTCCGGCGCGTCTGGTGCAGTCGATGTTCCGCGAGGCGCCGGTCGACGCCGTCGATGACGACGGGCGGGAGGTGATCATCTTCGCCCCGACCTGGCAACTGCGCGGCGGCCTTGTCCCGGAACTCGCCCGCGGCGACCGGATCGAGCCGGGCAACGGTCGGGTCTATGCCGTCACCAACATCCGGCCGAGCGCCTCTCCCGATGTCGAGGCCTTCGTGATCTGCGAACTTGAACGGATCTTCCCGTGAGTGCGCGGGGGAGTTTCCGGGCGATCGCGCGGGCGGCGCTTGCGGCCGATCCGCGGATGTCGGGGTTCACGCTGCTCTCGGCCTGGGCGGGCGGCATCAATGCCGAGCTCTTGCCGGTGATCGGCGTGGTGACGCCGCAGGAGCGGGTGGCGCCGCTGACGCTCAAGCAGGCGCAGCGCACGCTG